TAGCAACAGATACTACAGACGTGTTAAGGTTTCTAACCTCATGTAAGCGAGACGCTTATATTTCTTCAAAGTCAACTCCGAAAGGGGTTGACTTTTTTTATGCTAAAATAGTTCTATGAAAAAAGAAACATTAGGTGAAGTGATAGGACATCCCCTATGGATGTTACCAGTCATTCTTATAGGGTTGTTAGTATTGATTGAGGGTCTTCATACCTCCGCACATCTACATCAGAAAATAGATGTTCATGGAGTATGTAAACAAAATCGTGAATACATAGAAATGAAAGAAAATGATTACTGATTATGAAGGATCAAAATTCTATTACAGACATAGAAACTGCTGATCAAAAAAGAACTAGAGCACTAGATATCTTTATTGAATCTGTACAAAAACCAGATCATCATTTACGTTCCTGTGCTCATAATCAGAAATGTTATAATGAATTGATGCAGATAAGAGAAGAAGTAATTCAGTATTTATACTCAGTGAGATAGTGTCAGATCCCTGACATACCAAGGGGTTTGGGGGAATTGGTACCTACATAATAATGTAGAATTGTGTATCCCCATGAACGGTAGACTTAGAAAAGTCGATATGGAATCACGAATACTTAAGATAAAGAAAGGTATTGATGAACATCTGTGGTACCCTGAATGGGATGATAAAGAAAGATGGGCAGCACAAAGAGCACTAAATAATACGTTAGAAGTATTGGAAGAGTTTTGGTATTAGAGACTAGAGCCAGACAAGCACAACCACCATTCAAGATCAAGGAGCCAACCAACAGGAACTTCTTGAGTATTGTTGGGTTTAAATTTGTCTTGAATAAATGTCCTAAGGTTGATTTCTATTGTAATCAAGCCAACATTCCTACTCTATCTTTAGGAACTTCAGTTCAACCAACTTATCTACGTCAGATTCCTCAACCTGGAACTGAACTATCGTATGAGGATTTGAGTTTGAGTTTCATTGTAGATGAAGAGTGTGAAAACTATATTCAAATATATGATTGGATAACCAGTTTAGGTTTCCCAGAGTCTTTCCAACAGTTCCAAGAACTGAAACCAACGGATAGGAATGATCCTTCAAATGAATACTCTGATGGAACTTTAATAATCCTCAACAGTGATTATAATCCAAGTTTGAAAATAAAATTTAAAGATTTATTCCCAGTATCATTGTCGGGCATTCCATTCAATGCTACTGAAACTGAGCAAAGATATTTCACGGCTAACGTCACCTTTAAGTATACTATTTTTGATTTGATTGACGTAAATGGAACGAAAGTCTAATCCATGCACGATTGAAGCAATTCAATCTATGTGGGAAAAGGACTCAGTAATGAATCAGGATGAACTTGATACTGAGTCATTGAAGATCCCATCACTTCATGCTAAGTATTATTCTCTATATAATACTATATTGCTCATGCGGAAACGTGATGAGCAAATTTATTCTGGTACCTTATTAGAAAGAAGAAAGTTCTACACTGGTAAAGCAAGTGCATCAGTATATGAGGAAGAACCTTTTCCTTATAAGATTAGAGATAAAGATGATCTAAGACTTTATCTTGATAGTGATGAAAAACTTAGTAAAACTAAACTCAAGATAGAGTACTATGACACTATGTTAAAGTACCTTGAAGAGATTCTTCGTCAAGTATCTAACAGAACCTACCAGATAAAGAACGCTATTGAATGGCGACGATTCAACGCTGGTTATGGCTGATCTTGTTATACAGAAGAAGAATGAAGTCTTTCTTCATATAGAATGTGATCCTCATATTCGTCATGAGTTGAATGATCAGTTCACCTTTGATGTACCTGGGGCAAAGTTTATGCCACAGTACCGTAGTAAGTATTGGGATGGTAAGATAAGATTATTCAGTATTCCTAAGCAAGAAATTTATATTGGATTATTAGATAAGGTCGTAGGTTTTTGTAAGCATCATAAGTATGAATTTGAATTCAAGGATAACAAACATTTTGGTATACCATATGAAGAGAATGAACTGGTATCGTATGAGGGGGTCAAAGATTACCTAACAAGAATTTCTTCGATAAAACCTAGACCATATCAAATAGAGGGTGTCTATGACGCTCTGAGACGTAATAGAAGACTTATAGTATCACCAACTGGTAGTGGTAAGTCTCTAATGATCTATGCTGTTACAAGATATCATCAGGAGCATGGTAGAAAAATACTAATAGTTGTTCCAACTACGTCTCTTGTAGAACAGATGTATAAGGATTTTATACAGTATGGTTGGAATATCGAAGAACTTGCTCATAGAATATATGCTGGTAAAGATTTGATGAGTGATTGTCCTGTTATTATATCAACTTGGCAATCAATTTACAAGCAAGATAGAAAATGGTTTCGTCAGTTTTCCGTGATAATTGGTGATGAAGCACATCAATTCAAGTCTAAATCACTTGTAAGTATAATGACTAAACTAGATGATGCGAAATACAGGTACGGATTCACAGGAACTCTTGACGGAACTCAAACTCATAAGTGGGTACTTGAAGGATTGTTCGGACCCTCGTATAAGATTGTCAATACTAAAGAATTACAGGAAGCTGGATACCTTGCTAAACTAGAGATCAAAGTATTACTACTGAAACATGATCCGAAAATATTTGAGACATACGAAGATGAAGTACAATATCTTATAACCAATGAAAAGAGAAATAAATTTATAAAAAACCTAGCACTAGACTTGAAAGGTAACTCATTAATACTCTACAGTAGGGTTGCTACCCATGGTCAGGTATTATACGACCTCATAAATAGTAATGATCGTCAGGTCTTTTTTGTCCATGGCGGTGTTGATACTGAACAACGAGAGCAAGTCCGTGAACTTATTGAACAAGAAAACAATGCAATTATCATTGCTTCCTATGGCACTTTTAGCACTGGGATTAACATTAGGAGGTTGCACAACATCATCTTCGCCAGTCCCTCCAAGTCCAGAATCAGAAATCTCCAGTCCATCGGTAGAGTCCTTAGAAAAGGTAAAGGAAAGTCTCTAGCAACTCTTTATGATGTAGCTGATGACACTAAGAAAGGTTCAAAGCAAAATTATACTTTGAATCATCTTATTGAAAGAATCAAATACTATAACGAGGAAAAATTTAATTATGACATCATCCAGATCAAATTCTAGAGATCCTTACGACGAGTTTCTTGCTGCAATCAAATTGGTTAGCGGTGAAGAGATTCTATCTAAGTGTATAGTTTCTGCTAACGATGATGAAAAAATAATTCTAGATACACCTGTTATATGTCAAGAGGTTCGCACCCCTGGTGCGAATGTACCCCTTGGGTACAAGTTTGAACCTTGGATAAAAATGAGTGATGAACCAATGTATGTCATTGATATTGCTCGTGTTATAACTATATCCGAAATAAAAGATAACGACGTAATAAGCACCTACGACCAAATCGTCTCTCAAGGTTTTACTAGATCCCATCCAGACTTGACAAAAGATATGGGATTCGTAAATTCAGTAGAGAAAGCAAGAAAGGCATTCGAGAAATCTTATGAGATAACTCCTAATCCTCCTACTGATCCTAAAGCTACCTAGTATCATCCCTTCACCCCTAACAGAGTGAGTCTAACTATAATTGCATAGGTTGTCAAGCTGTGTTATAATTACTTCAGAACTAATTGGTAAATATGCCAAGAAAACGCTCCGAACATTACGTAAACAACAAGGAGTTTCTTGCTGCTATTATTGACTATAAGGATGCAATAGCAATTGCGGAAGCAAAGGGTAAACCAAAACCTGTAATACCTCGTTACATTGGCGAGTGTTTCTTGAAGATTGCTAATCACTTAAGTTACAAACCAAACTTCGTGAACTATATGTTCAAGGATGATATGGTGTGTGATGGTATTGAAAACTGTGTTCAGTATATCAATAATTTCAATCCTGAGAAATCAAAAAATCCTTTTGCTTATTTTACACAGATTATACACTATGCCTTTCTTAGACGTATACAGAAAGAGAAGAAGCAATTAGAAATCAGACAAAAGATTATTGAAAAATCTGGGTTTGACGAAGTTTTCGTCGCAGACGAAGGCTCTGATAAGTCTTCAGAATATAATCAAATAAAAGATGCTGTTCAGTATAGGAACAATAGTTATCGATGAAAGTCGCTATTATAACAGATCAGCATTTTGGATTCAAGAAGGGATCCAAGATGTTCATAGACTATTTCCAAAAGTTTTATGATGAAGTCTTTTTTCCAACGATTGAAAAGTTGGGGATCACAACTGTACTTGACCTTGGCGACACTTTTGACAACCGTAAGGGTTGTGATTTATATTCTTTGGACTGGGCGAAAGCATCTTATTTCGATAGGCTTTCAAGCCTTGGTGTGTCTGTTATCAGTCTTGTGGGAAACCATACAGCCTACTATAAGAACACTAATGACATCAATACTATCGATTTATTATTACGAGAGTATAGTAATATCCGTATTGTCAGTGAGTGTGAGCAAATTACAGTCGGTGGTCTTGACATATTATTCATTCCGTGGATAAACCAAGAGAATGAGGATACAACATATAAGATGATAAAGGAATCCAAAGCAAAGGTTGCTATGGGTCACCTAGAGTTGAATGGATTTGTTGCTACCCATGGGCATGTAATGGATATAGGAGCAGACTTTGAATGTTATGATAAGTTCAAACAAGTATTCTCAGGACACTATCATACTAGATCTAACAATGGTAAGATATATTATCTTGGAAATCCTTATGAGATGTTCTGGAATGATGTGAATGATAAAAGAGGATTCCACATATATGATACAGAAACATTAGGACTAAAGACAATCAATAATCCTTTCCAGATGTACAAGGTTATTAATTACAATGATACACCTAGGCAGTTGACTAAGTTTAGTGAGTATACTGATAAGGTTGTGAAGGTTATAGTAAGACAGAAGAGTGATGAGAAAGAATATGATATGTTCTTACAGCAGTTGACCAATGCAAATCCTTATGATATAAAGATTATAGAACGAACAGATGATTTAATATTTGATGGTGAAATTGTGGAACAGACTGAGGACACTATGACCTTATTGAATAAGTTTATAGATGATATGGACACAAATCTAAATAAAAGTAGAATCAAAGGTTTGGTCAAAGAAACATATCAAGAAGCATGTGAGGTAATGTAATGCATATTATTACTCCAGCAAAAAGCAAGGAAGAAGGTGCTTATGCAGTGATGAATGAGTTTGGTGAAAAAGTAGTATTCATGTTTGTTGAGAAAGATGATGCTGAAAGATATGCTATGATGTTACAGGATGATGAGGAAGAAGAGATGACTGTCATCCATGTCAATGATCGTGTAGCAATTACTGCTTGTGAAAAAACAGGAACTAAGTATACTGTTATTAGTGGTAACGATCTTGTAGTCCCAGTATCAAAAAAATGATTCCATTTCTTTTTGCATGTGCAACTCCTACGGAGCCACCAAGAACAGATCTCGTAGATCCTCCACCTCTTGAGAAAACTGTTGAGGAACCTATTGTTGAAGGAGGAGGATCTGAACCAGATTGGGAAGTAATTGAATTCGAGAACCCAAACAAGACTGACCCTATGTGGGATTCACCAGTCGTTGATCAAATAAAAGAAGCGATTAATTCACGATGATTGAATTCAAAGAAATAAAGTATAAGAACTTTCTTTCTTCTGGTAATCAATACACTACAATCAAACTAAACGAAAATAAAGATACGTTGATTGTAGGTGCTAATGGAGCTGGAAAAAGTACTGTACTTGATGCACTCACATTCTCATTATTCAACAAACCTTTTAGAAAGGTTAGTAAGTCTCAGTTGGTCAATAGTACCAATGAAAGAGATGCACGAGTAGAAATAAAATTTGATATCAATAAGCAAGAGTACCAAGTTATACGAGGTATAAAACCAAACATATTCGAGATATATAAAAATGGAAAAAAACTTAACGAAGATTCATCAGCAGTTGATCAACAGAAGTATCTGGAAACACAGGTTCTCAAACTCAACTACAAGAGCTTTACTCAAATTGTTATTCTTGGGTCTGCCTCTTTTGTTCCTTTCATGCAACTATCTACTTCTCATCGCAGAGAAGTCATCGAAGACCTCCTTGATATTAAAGTCTTCTCCAGTATGTCTGATATCCTAAAGACTAAATTAAAGGAGACTAGAGATAATTTGAAAGTACTTGAACTAAAGAAAGAAGCAATTGCTGATAAGATTGTAATGCAAAAACGTTTTATAAAAAGTATAGAGGACAAATCTTATGCCACCATTACAAAGCACCAAGAAGAGATTGAGACTTGCGACAAAGAATCTTCCAGTTATCAGAGGAGTGTTGAAGACCTCATTAAGAAGGTTAATGAGAAGGAAGAAATTATCTCAGAATACTCTTCATCAAGTAATACTATAAAGAAGTTATCAAACTTTAGAAGTAAGTTACAGGTCAAGAATGATAGTACTAATAAGGTTATAAGTTTTTTTGAAAGTAATACAGTTTGTCCTACATGTACTCAAACTATAGAAAACTCATTTCGTATAGATAAGGTTGGCCAGCTCCAGAAAGTTCTTAGTAAACATCAAGATGGTCTTGTTGAAATAGAACAAGCAATAACTGCTGAAGAGGAACGAGAAACTAAGTTCCTAGAACTTCAAAAGGAGATTACTAACACCTCGAATGAAATTTCTCAATTCAATATTAGAATTGCTAACACTAACAAAAGAAGAAAAAATCTTGAAACAGAAATTCAAAACCTTACCGATCAATTGGAAAATCGAAGTGTTGAAGATGACAAACTAAAAGAATATAAGACATCACTGAAGGATATACTTGAAACCTTAGAAGAAACTGAAGATAATAATGAATACCTAGAACAGTCTCAAATGCTGTTGAAGGATGATGGTGTCAAACGTTCTATTATAAAGAAGTATCTACCAATGATTAATAAGTTGGTGAATGATTTCTTACAGAGAATGGATTTCTATATCAACTTTATGCTTGATGAAGAATTCAATGAACAGGTACAGACACCAGTACATGAGAAGTTCTCTTATGCTTCCTTCTCTGAAGGAGAAAAGATGAGGATAGATCTTTCTCTCTTGTTTACTTGGAGGGAGATTGCACGACTAAAAAATTCGGTTGTCACTAATCTTTTGATTATGGATGAGGTATTTGATTCTTCACTTGATGGATTTGGTACGGAAGACTTCCTAAAAATTGTACGGTATGTTATAAAGGATGCCAATGTCTTTATTATAAGTCACAAAAACGAGATGTACGATAAGTTCGATAAGTGCCTTGAATTTGAAAAGGATAAGGGTTTCTCAAAACTAAGGGCTTGACAAATTTTTGATCTGTGTTATAATAGATTCAACTGAATATTTTTATGAGCCCTGCTACTGTTGGTATCGTTGGTAATGGGTTCGTTGGGAATGCTCTCTATCAGAACCTAAGAGATAAAGTACAGTGTAAGGTTTACGATGTAGATAAGAATAGATCTTTCAATACCTTGGAAGAGGTAGTGGAACAGGAGTAT